GCTGGCTCAGGGGAAGTCGGCTCAGTAACAGTCCAGACTACCGCAAATGTAAGCGTAACTGGAGTTGCTGGCTCAGGGGAAGTCGGCTCAGTAACAGTCCAGACTACCGCAAATGTAAGCGTAACTGGAGTTGCTGGCACAGGGGAAGTCGGCTCAGTAACGGTCCAGGTCCCTACAAGTGTAAGCGTAAACGTAACTGGAGTTGCTGGCTCAGGGGAAGTCGGCTCAGTAACAGTCCAGACTACCGCAAATGTAAGCGTAACTGGAGAAGCTGGCACAGGGGAAGTCGGCTCAGTAACGGTTAGTTTGCCCAAATCTGTAGTTGTTTCGGGGGTAGCCGGAACGGGTCAAACTGGCTCTGTAAGTGTAGACACACAGACAGTCGTTACGGTTACAGGGGTGTCAGCAATAGGCTATGTATCTGGAGTACTAATTTGGAGTATTATACCTACAGGGCAGACACCTAACTGGACAGGGGTCAATGACAGCAATTCGGTTACCTGGACCGCAGTAAACACAACAAACTCAGTCACTTGGACAGACATACCGAATTAAGAGGACAACATGGCTAGCACCTACAGCAACCTAAAAATCCAGCTTATGGCTACGGGGGAAAACAGCGGCACATGGGGGACCATAACTAACACCAACTTAGGAACCGCCGTCGAAGAAGCTATAGCTGGTTCGGCGGATGTAGCGTTTTCCAGCGCCAATGTTACGCTTACGTTGACAGACACAAACGCTAGTCAGACCGCTAGGAATATGCGGCTTAACCTTACGGGTACGGCCACAGCAGGTTACGATTTAACAGTCCCGAATATCGAAAAAGCCTACATTATAAATAACGGCACCGACGGGACTATTACGGTTAAAAGCGGAACGGGCGCGGGCAGTAACGTCTCTATACCAGCGGGCAAAACTAATTGGGTCTTTAGCACTGGTAGCAATGCTATTGTTGATGCTGTAACGCATCTGTCTTCGTTAACCCTTGGCGCTGCCCTTCCGGTTGCTTCAGGTGGTACGGGGCAGACATCTTACACCGACGGTCAACTCCTCATTGGTAACTCTTCGGGTAATACGCTCGACAAAGCCACGCTTACGGCTGGTTCGGGGATCACAATCACTAATGGCGGCGGAGCTATTACGGTTAGCGCTACGGGCAGCGGGGGTACTGTTACTAGCGTTGATGTTAATGGAGGGACTACCGGCCTTACAACCAGCGGGGGTCCTGTCACAACTTCAGGTACCGTAACGATAGCAGGCACTTTAGTTGTAGCTAACGGCGGCACGGGGGCTACGAGTGCTTCTGACGCACGTACAAACCTCGGCGTCCCAACAGGAACAAGCGGGACTGTTCTTGGGTTTCTAGACGGAGTTAATACTTGGTCTGGCCCACAAACATTTTCTGCTCTGGCTACTGTTTCTGCCGGTGCGAATTTGACCCCGGCAGCTACGCCTGCCACAACGTCAGTTGGTTATCTCGGAACTCCGGTTAATTCTCAGAGCGGGGCGTCTTATGGCCTTGTAATGACGGACGCGGGGAAGACTATTTATTTCACTGGGACGACATCGACTTTTACAATACCTGCCAACTCCAGCGTAGCTTTCCCAGTTGGGACTATTATCTGTATAGATAATGGTGGGAGTGGAAACATAACCCTTTCGATTACTACAGATACCTTGAAATGGACCACCTTAACAGGTAGTCGCACTATCGGGACCAATGGAAGTGTAGCCATTAAAAAACTTTCCTCTACCGTTTGGCGGCTAGTTGGAACGGACATTAGCTAATGGCTGGTGCGCTCGACGCTTACTACATGGCTCTCGGCGGTGGTATAGATTTTACCCCCGTTACCAATACCTACACTTCTGGCTCTGGTAATGAGACTGTCCCCATAGGTGCTTCTTCAGTCACTATTTACGTTGGTGGCGCAGGTGGTGGCGGGGGTGGTGGTGAGACGGGGGGGAGCGGAGGCTTTGGAGGAGGGGGTGGGGAGGCTAAAAGCACTTACTCCATAGCCCCCGGAGATTGGAGCAAAGCTCTTACTTATACTGTAGGTAGTGGTGGGGCTGGTGGCGCTCCAATTAGTGATGGTGGTGACGGTACGGATAGTTCGGTAACCCAAGGTACACTGGTTACGTCTGTATCCACAATGACAGGTAACGGCGGCACTGGGGGAGGCGGGGGTGAATCTGGCTCCCCTGGAACTAACGGTTCTGGTGGGGGTGCTACCGGGGGTAACGTCTCTAACTTGACGGGTAGCGCTCCAAGTGGGGCTGGGACTTACGGCGGGAACGGCGGAAGCGGCACTACATCTACAGGCGGTAACGGTGGTGACGGAACTGTTAGATTTGAATGGACATAAGTTATGGCGTTTATAAAGCTGCAGTTTAAGTCCGGTATTAATCGCGATCAGACTAACTACTCCGGAGAAGGTGGTTGGTGGGACGGGGATAAAGTCCGTTTCAACTCTGGGTTTCCGGAGAAGATAGGCGGTTGGGCTAAAGTAACTGTAGAAACTTTTTACGGCACGTGCCGCCAGATGTGGGCATGGATCACCACGTTTTTTGACGACTTCCTTGCGCTCGGCACTAACAATAAACTCTATATTCAGTCAGGCACCACGTTCTACGACATAACTCCACTGAGGGCTCTAAACCCAACATTAAGCTCTCCGACGACAGATAACTGTATTGAAACTACAGATACTAGCACTACGGTTATCGCCAACATAACCAGCCACGATGCTATTACTGGTTCTTTTGTAACTATAGCAGGCGTTACTGGCACTGTTGGTGGAGTGCCCGATTCTGAAATAAACGCTAACCACCAAATTACAGTTATAGATGCTAACTCGTTTTCTTTTGAAGTAACTACTGCCGCAACGTCTACTGTGGCTGCTGGTGGCGGTACGAGTATCACCGTAAGTTTTGAAATCGAACCGGGGTATGCGACTAGAACAGCGGGGTATGGCTGGGGAACTAGCACTTGGGGGCGCAGTGCTTGGGGGAGTGGTTCTTCCAGCCCTGTCTATCTGGAGCAGCGCGATTGGTTCCTAGATAACTTTGATAATGACTTTGTAGCTAACATCCGTAACGGGGAGGTATATTACTGGGAGAGGGGGAGTAGTTCTGACCCTTCTGCTGCACTAGCTACACGGGCTACGCTGTTATCTTCTTTTGCTACGAGCAACGGCTATGATGCCAATGCTGTGCCTGTAAAAGTTATGCAGATTCTTTTATCGCAGCAAGATAAGCATCTACTGGCGTTTGGGGCGGTCCCATACGGAAGCACTGCTGCAACGGACTTTGACCCTCTTCTTATACGTTGGGCAAGCCAGGACAGCCCGTTTGAGTGGGCTCCCACCACAACTAACTCTGCTGGTTTCTTGAGGGTGTCTCGCGGGTCGCGTATTGTAAGGGCGTTGCCCACACGCCAAGAGATACTAGTTTGGTCCGACACTAATTTATATGCACTACAGTTCCTGGGGACCACCGATGTATTTGGCGTTCAAGAATACGCCGACAATATCTCCATAGCATCTCCTAGGGCGTGCATCTCGTCTGGCAACATCACGTACTGGATGGGTAAAGACAAGTTCTATGTGTACACAGGCCGTGTAGATACGTTGCCATGTACGCTGCGCAACTATGTTTTTAACGACATAAACCTAGATCAAGCAGCTCAAATCATATGCGGCACCAGCGAAGAGTGGGATGAAATCTGGTGGTTCTATCCAAGCGCAGCGTCTAACTGGAACGATAGGTACGTTGTGTTCAACTATGTAGAGCAGTCTTGGTACTACGGGCAGCTAGAGCGTACAGCGTGGCTCGACACCCCTTTACGCGACAACCCTCAAGCGGCGACCACTGGGTTCGACACTGAGACTCAAACGGCTAACGCTACAGGTAATCTATATAACCATGAGTACGGTGTGGATGCTGACGGTGAAGCGATGGTTGCTTACGTCCAATCGAACGATTTTGATATCGGGGACGGGGACAAGTTCATGCTGTGCCGCCGTATGATTCCCGACGTTAACTTCAACGGTTCGGAGTACGGCGAAGGTACCCCTGACCCGCAAGTTACTTTGCAGATTCGCCCTAGGTCTTTTCCGGGCACCACGTATCAGTCAGACCCTGCTGATTCGCAGAACGTAGTTGAGACTTCTGTTGGCGTGTATACAGGCCAAGTGTTTATGCGAGCTAGAGCTAGGCAGATGGCTCTTAAGGTGACTTCTGACACTCTTGGTGTGCAGTGGCAGTTAGGTTCTCCACGCCTGGATGTCAGGGAAGACGGTAAGCGTTAATGGCGTTAGAGAAATTTAAGGCCCCGCCCCTACCACAAGCTCCAGATGTTTACCGTCCGGAGTTCTTTAGCCAGCTTGTCCGTGCCGTAGAACTGTATTTTTCTCAACTTGACTCTTTAACCCCTAATCAAGCGCAGTCTTATAGGGCAGACAATTTCTATGGCGGGGCGTTTACTGGTTCCAATGTAACGGCAAGCGGTACAGTTACGGCAGTGGCTGTAAACGCAACCAATATTAGTGCTTCGGAAGCCTTTATAGCCCGTCAATATTCTAGATATTTAGACGCGGAGTCGTTCCACAACCATAACATGTTAACCCAAACACTTATGGCCTCCGACGTATACGCAGACGAGTTTTATGGCAGCGGGACATACATAGTGACCCCGTACAATCTTATTACCGATTTTAACGACCAGACTGCTTCAGCCATAGACGTAGCTACCGCCGTTACCTATGACACTGACAATTTTCCCAATGGAATATACATAGGGAGCCCTGCGTCTAGGATTTATGTATCTGCGGGCGGTATCTATAGGTTTGAATTCAGTATTCAGTTTCAGAACTCCACAAACGATACCCAGTCTGTGGATATATGGTTTCGTAAGAATGGCACTGATGTCAGCGCCTCCAATAGCCAGTTTGGCCTACCTGCACGGAAAAGCTCTGGGGACCCCAGCTCTCTCATAGCCGTCACCCCTTTTCTAATAGACCTAGCCGCAGGCGACTATGTGGAGATTATGTGGCGGCCCTCAGATACCGGGGTTACCATCCAAACCATTCCAGCAGCTACATATTCTGCGGGCGTTACCCCTGACATCCCCTCTACCCCTTCTATTATTCTTACTGTATCATTCGTATCCGCAGCGCACCCCCCTGTTACTTACGTTGCACCATTGCCCGTTATAGGGATTGGTAGTGTGGGCACTGTTACCATTTCTACCCCATAAAGAGGTTTTGCTATGCAAGAGTTAGCTAGACAAATACAGGCCCAAGGGCGGGGAGAGGACTCCATCCTTGTCCATATGACCCCGAAAGAGGTGGGGGGCCTGCAAGCTCTGGCTCTGGCCCATGGTGGTTCTTTGACCATTAACCCAGTGACTGGCCTTCCTGAAGCTGGGTTTCTGAGCAAGATTTTGCCCACCCTTCTGGGTGTGGGGCTTAGTTTTATTTCTGGAGGTGCGTTAACCCCCCTTATGAGTGCAGCCCTAGTTGGTGGCGGAACCGGGATTGCCACGGGCAGTCTGGAAAAGGGCCTTATGGCTGGACTTGGAGCTTTCGGCGGTGCTTCGCTGGGTACGGCTCTGGGAGCTGGGACTGGACAGGGCTTCTTAGGGAGTATGTTTGGGGGCGGTACTCCGGCTGCGGTACCAGGAGCATCGACATCTGTGGCGGGAACGGCGGGAACGGCTGCGGTACCAGGAGCATCGACATCTGTGGCGGGAACGGCGGGAACGGCTGCTAGCCCCTATGCGGTGGGCTCAGCTCAAATTGCTTCGGATATTGCGCTCCCCGGAGAACTAGCAGCAAGTGGGACAGGGGCGGTTAATTCCAGTATTTTACCGGAATCTCCTTCGTTCCTTCAGAGCTTTGGTGAAGCCACAAGTAGGTCTATGTTTGGGGCGCAACCTACGGTTGCAGAAGCGACTACATCGGCGTTGGGGCGTGAGGCTGGACTGAGCGGTCTTGGCTTGCGTGGATACGCCGGTCTTGGTGGGCTAGCACTTCCTTTTCTCCAGCAAGATCAGACTGTTGAGGCCCTAGAAGAAGACGACTATAACCCTATAGCTGAGTACCGCCCGCTCCCACAAAGGAAGTTTGTAGCTTTCGATTCTTCTGATCCCGAGGCGGCTAGGAGGCGTCGTCTAGGTTTCGAGCGGCTGTCGATTGTTCCAACTAACTGGCCCTATCCCGCCTCTTCCACTGCTTATGCTGCTGCTGGCGGAGCTGTTTCGCGTACCGAGGCCCCTCTTAACTTGCGGGACGGGTCGTTTGTTTTGGATGCCCGCACCGTTTCAGAGGTTGGCAACGGCAGTAGCAGCGCCGGTCAAGAGCGGTTAGCTGGGCTTGGTGGTGCGCCTGTTATGGGCGGTGGCGACGGGGTGAGTGACTCTATCCCTGCTACTATTGACGGTGAACAGGCAGCGCGGGTAGCCCGCGATGAGGTTATCTTTGGCCCCCAAGCAGTCGCACGTATCGGTGGGGGTGACCGCAGGCGCGGTGCGGATCGTTTGTACGACCTTATGGACAAGGCTCACCGGGAAAGAAGGGCCGTTAAGCGCGGCGAGCCTAATAAAGGTTTGGGGGCACTGATTAAATGAGCAACGTGCAGGCAAGTTTGGTACCGACTGAATTTGTAAATAACGTGTGGGAGGATATTATCCCCTACGTTGAGAAAGCTGCTGAATACTCCTACGGGAGGTATCTAGTCGAAGATATATTGGACTGTTTAATACAGTATAATCATCATCTGTGGATTGTTTTTGACGAGACCAAGATACATGCAATGGTGGTCACAGCGTTCAAGGACTATCCGCGAAAGCGTTTTTTAGACTTGGTTTTTGTAGGTGGTGAAACTGGGTCGCTAGCGTGGAAAGAACCTATACTTACCCTTCTTCAACATTGGGCCTTCGACAACGATTGCGATGGGATAGAATCTTCAGGGCGCTTAGGGTGGGGAAAAGCCTTCAAAAAAGACGGATATAAACCTCTATGGCAGACCTACGAGCTGCCCGTAGCGGACTGCGGACTAGGAGAATAATATGGGCGGCAGCAGCACACCTTCAAAAACAAGCCAAACCGTAACTACATCTAATATCCCGGCATACGCTAAACCGTATTTCACGGATGTCCTTAACCGCGCCAAAGGTCTGGCGGGACAGGATTATGTTCCTTACGAAGACCAAAGAGTTGCTGACTTCACCCCTGAACAGCGGGCATTGCAGGAGCAGCTTTACGGTATGCAGGCCCCGTCCCAATTCGGGCAGGCCACAGAAATGGCTCAACAGGCCGGGCAATACACCCCTGCGGACTTTACTACGCAAGCAGTCACACCCGACCAACTGCAGTACTTTCAGTTAAACGCCCCGGAAACTTTCGGTGCCGCGCAGGCTCAACAGTACATGTCCCCATACATGCAGGAAGTGGTGGACATTCAAAAACGCTCAGCACTTCAAGATGCAAAACAGGCTCAACTTCTGCAGAATTTAGGGGCCGCGAGAACAGGTACGTATGGTGGGGCAAGACAGCTTCTTGCTGGCACGCAAAGAGAATCTGCACTGGCTAGACAATTAGGGGATATTCAGGCTCAAGGTTTGCAGGCGGCTTATGAAAATGCTCAGCAACAGTTTGAGCGGGATCGTGCTGCGCAGTTAGGAATATCTCAGGAGAATCTTCGTGCAGCTCTTGGTATACAGGAGTTGGGTTCGGGTCAGAGCTTGCAAGCTGCGTTGGCTAATCAAGAAGCCCAGATGGAAGCTCAAAAGCTTGCTGAACAATCCAGACAATTTGGGTCGTCTCAGGGTCTGGCTGGCGCGGAGCTTCTTGGGAGATTGGGTGCTGAACAACAGGCATCAGAACTGGGGCTTTTGGACGCCCAGCAGAAGACGGCTGCGCAAGAGCAGGCGTTGCAGCAACAAGGTCTTGACATAGCTTACGCCGATTTCTTACGTGAACGCGATTATCCGCTGGAGATGCTTAGCTATTACAGCAACATACTTCGCGGGCTCGATGTGAAGCCTTCGTCCACTGCGACAACATATGCCCCCTCTATAAGCCCTCTTGAGAGATTAGCTAGCCAGGGACTTGGGGCTGCAAGCGTATACAAACTAGCGACTGGGTAGAGGTTTGCCATGGGTTACGGACTGATAGGATTCAACACTCCGGCACAGGTGGCCGAGTCGTATGGGTACAACAAGCAGCGCATTGCTGCGGCTGTGCAGGCTGGCGTTATAGACCCAACCGTTGGGCTTATGGCTGGTATGCTAATAGATAAAGCCCGCAGTGCGGCAGCGGAAGAACAAGCTCCGCAAACCACCGTGGCGCAGGATATTATGGCTCCTGTTGCACCAGCTATGCCCCCTATGCCTGGGGCGATTCCGCAGCAGGGAGTGTCGCCGGTAGCTTCGGCTGCTCCCCCTCAAGCAGTGGCGGCTCCGATGTCGGCCCCTGCTGCACCTACCGCGCAACCTGTAATGAGAGCCGCAGCCGGTGGGTTAGCTGAACTTTCCGTACCTGACTACATGTTCGATGAAAACGCTTACCGTGGGGGTGGTATCGTTGCGTTTTCAGGAGGAGGAGGCCCAACGTCTTCCACCGCTACCGTATCACGCGGTCTGTATGATGGCGCGTATGACGACATTAGGTACCTTATGCAGAAACATAATGTACCAGAGCATATTGCTATCGGGATTATAGCAAATGTCCATAGGGAGAGTTCAGGAAACCCCAGAGAAGTAGGAGATAGCGGACAGGCGTATGGGCTGTTCCAATACCATCCTGACAGGCAAGCGAAGTTTGAGCCAATGTTTGGGAAGCCTATACAAGACTCTACTCGCACAGAACAACTTGATTTTATGATGGATGAGATACAGAACGATCCATATGAGCGCGGATACAAGAAAACTTGGGATATGCTTTTAGAGACTGAAACGCCAGCAGAAGCTGCCGGTATATTTGCGCTCGGATATGAGCGCCCTGACAACAAGGAAGTTGAAGCAACCCTTCGCTCGAACCTAGCAAGGGCCTACCAACCTCCGGTTATTTCTGGTGATCAGGGCTCCACACTTCCTGAACGGCGCGGTGCGGACATGTCTCCTACCCCCGGTGTAACGGGAGGCCCTCCTATGGTTATTTCTGGTGATCAGGGCTCCACACTTCCTGAACGGCCCGGTACGGACATGTCTCCTATCCCCGGTGTAACGGGAGGTCCTCCTATAAGTATTAGCAGACTTAGAGATCAGTTGGCTCCTAGTCTGACGTTAGAGCAACTCATACCTTTCGGCCAAGGAGAAGCGTCTCCTATAGACGCAGGGCATGATTTTAGAGCGCGGGCTCAGGGGCTTGTTAACGCCCCAACATATTTTGATGCTTACGAAGGGGAAAGAACTCCTGAAGCGCTTATGGACGTAGCCGCACAGTGGAAGCCTTATGCTTCTGGAGACCCACTATACGATTTAACTGGCGAGGAACTAAGTTTCGCTAGACAGCAAGAACGCAGGTTTACAGAAGCCGCACAAGCAGAAGCGCTTAGAAATCTCCCTAGACAGTCTTTCAGTGATATATTTATGCCTGATTATTTCCGCCGCCCTTCTGACTTAGCTGCTAAACAGGAGCGTGAGGAGCAAGTAAGGGCTATAGAAGAAACATATTCTTTACCTTCCACAGCCCCAGCAGCTCCTTACAACATGGGGCCGACTAATTCAGAGGGGCTTCCTGGTTTTCCAATGAGTCTCCCAAAAGAGGAATCAAGGGCTACAGAAGTGCCTCCGCCCGCGTCTAAAAAGGGCTTATCTAATTTCGAACAAGCTTTGCTACTTGGGGAAGTCGGTAGAAAAATAGGCGAAGAAGGGTTTACGGGACTATCTGCTGGGGCTGCATCAGCGGCTGAAGCTATAGCCTCTTCGCGAGAAGCAGAAGCAACTCAAGCCTATAGAGAGGAAGCCTTAGAGGCCCAGACACCTACAGTTCTCCGTATAGCCGACAGGCTTAAAGGTACAGCAGGGTACGAGGGTTTAAGTGAGGGCGATTTGGTGGCGGTGGCGGCGGGTATTGCTAACCCCGGAACACGGGAAAACGCTATTCTCCGCGAGTATAATAACCTACTAACAAGGCAAGCAGACTTTCTGAACAAGGACCCAGAATTACAGGGCCTGACGAACTCCCAGCTTCTCGATATGGCGCGGCGAACAGTTGGTAGTGTGTATGGTTCGGGCTTTGAAACAGGTGGAGGTGCCATACCCTTCGACAGGTCTGGAAATCGGATACAATGAGAAGAGCGCAGCTCTTTGACGGAACCATTCTTGAGTTCCCTGATGATACCCCCGACGCTGTAATAAACAGAGTCGCTAAAGAACAAACTTTAGCGAGGCAACAAACTCAGCAACTGGCTGAACAAGACCCGGAACGGAGTATGTTTGATGTTCCACTAGCGGCAGCTAGAGGTGCGACTTCAGGCGCTAAGTTTCTTACAGACGTGTTCGGTGCTGAGAATGTGGTATCCCAAGGTCTGGGCAACATTGATGAATGGCTAGCTAGTTTGCAGTCGGCTGGGGTGCGTCAAGACGAAGCCGAAATTGCTCGTATAATGCAAGCCGCAGAAGATCAAGGTATTGGTGCGCAGCTACGAGCTGCATGGGAAGCACTTACAGTAGCTCCTGTCACTACGGTAGCCCAGGTTTTAGGTACAGCGCTACCGACAATAGCAGGTGGATACGTTGGCGGAGCCGCTAAATTAGGTGCTGCCGGTGTGCGGGCTATACAAACGGGTATCGGTGCTGGGATGGGTGCTGGTATCATAAAAAGTGATATATACGGCACCGTTAGACAAGAGCTTTTAGATGCTGGCGTTGATGCAGAAGCGGCGGAGGGAGCAGCTAGAGAAGCCCAATCATATACAGGTGGTAATTTAGATTTAATAGCCGGTGGGGCTTTTCTTGGCGGTATCGCCGGTCGGTTTGGTATAGAGCCTGCACTAGCTCGTACCGTAGAGCAAAACGTAGCGCGTAAACTACTGGGGCGTTTTGCGCGGGGGGCTGCAGAAGAAGCGCTGCCTGAAGCAGCACAAGCGGGGCAGGAACAACTCGCTCAGAATATTGCCCTTCAAAGAGAGGGTTTTGACGTACCAACATGGCGCGGTGTTGCAGGGCAGGCTGCATTTGAAGGGCTTGCCGGGGCGGGTATTGGTGCAGGTGTAGGGGCTATAAGGCCGGGGCGCGTAGAGGAACCCCCACCGGAGCCGATGCCGGAGCCAGAGCCGGAACCGACACAAGAGGAAATACGGCGGCTAACATATAGCGGGGACTTAGACCCAAATACGATATATGCTTCGGAGTCAGAGGACAGCGCGAGAGCTAGAGAGCGCGTAGCAGGGGTTGATGAATACCTTGCTGCTGTAAATGAACCGCCTATTACCCCCGCAGAATTTAGAAACATACCTCCTGATCTGCTTGCAGCGGACGGTACTGCCGATGGCGTTGCTGCGTTTGTCCTGACACGTAGGAAGAGCGGGGCGAGAGCATCAGACGTAGGAGCACCAGACGTAACAGCACCGAGCCCTTCCCCGGAGGAGGCTCTTTACGAAGGTCTTACGGGGAATGCACCGCCAGTAGGCCGCCCGCGTCCGCCACCTAAGAAAGCACCTGCTGCTTGGACGGAAGAAGATGAAACCGCTCTTAGAGAGGCCAGAACTCTAAGAGATACAAACATAGAGGCCCAAGGTAGAGCTGAGTCTGAGGAAGCGTACCAAAACCGCTTTATGGCTCAAGAAGAAGCCCAGCGTAGTGCTAGAGAAACCGTTACAGAGTTAGAAGCTCGTAAGGAAGCCGCAGCAGCCGCAGCCGCCAGACCATCTACGTTAGACTTGCAGCCGTCACAAGCAAGACCAAGAGCGCGTGTGCGCGGGCAAACTATAGAGCAAGAGTTTTCTACGTATATTAAAGCGCTGGGCGGCATACGTATAACTAGGGACCCTTCAGGTCGCCTTACTCCAGAAGGCCAAGAACTGCAGGCTCTTAAAGATAAGACCAAGAAACAGGGTGTGCTACGACCGAAGTCAGATAAGGGTATGTCTCCCGAGGATGCTCTCCGCCGACTGAAGGATGATAGGTGGTTATCGGAAGACGCCGACCTCGATGACATGTATGACCTTATAGATAGGTCCCTCAATGTCGAAGAAGGAGTGTACCACCCCGAAAGCTTCAAGGTTGCCGAGGGGGATAGGGGGCGTGGGCTCATACCAGAGGGAGAAGTTGATAGGGACTTGGACGAAGTTCTGGCTACGCTGCCAGAAACAGAGCGGGCTGTTACCCCGGCAGAGAGAGCCACACTTCGCACTAAATATGTAGAGCGTGGCTACGACGCGGAAAGCGCCGTAGCTGAAATGTTAGAAGCACGGGGGCGGGCGGAAGAAACAGTAGCGGAAAGAAAGCCCACTGCAGAGGCTCCTACACCTGCGGCCCCTGCAGCTACACCCACACCTGCAGCTACACCCGCACCTGCAGCTACACCCACACCCGCACCTGCAGCTACACCCACACCTGAAGCTCCACCCACACTCGACGCTGCTGCAAACGAGCTAGCTGCTGCGCGTAACATAGCAAGCAACCTAGGCATTAAAAACGCCAACAGTATGGATAGGGAGCAACTCAATAACGCTATAAAAAACGCTAGAAGAAAAATAGATAGTAAAAATGAAGCGGCGCAAAAGTCTCAAGAAACGGATTATAAAGCGGTAGTAAATGCCGGTGGTGCGGGGCTGGGAAGAGGCACAAGAAAATACCGCAACTCTGCATCGGCGCTTCCGTTCTTCCAAAGTATTTTAGGGGGGATGAAGTCCCCTACGCTAAGGGCAGTTCTATACTCCCTTACAACAAGCGACATAGTGCGGTGGTTTAGAGGCAAACTACGAGACATAACGGTAGTTGATACGTTTATGAAGCGTATGGACAGCACTCGTAATAGGCTACTTAAAGAAATCGCAGCCGTGAGTCCGGACTGGGCTTCGTTGATTAGAACAGCTAAGAAGGATGCAGACGCTTTAACAGACCTTCTATACGACGCCACCATAAATAATATCGACCCTGAAGTTCGTGTGGTAAACCCTACGGCTACCGAACGGCGTGTGTATGCGCAGTACGACAACCTAGCTAAAAATGCAAAAGCGCTAGCTATATTCAAAAGTGTTAAGGAGCAAATGAATAGCGCTATCGACAAGCGTATAAAGCATATGCAAGACACTCTTAGAGCAGGTGGGTTTGACCAAGCGCAAATAAAGGCGGCTACTGAGTTTCTAGAAATAATTAAAAAAGAACGAACTAGACTAAAGTTCTATTTCCCGCTGATGCGTTTTGGCCGCTACTGGGTTAGCTACAATAAGGGGAAAGACTTAGAGTTCCGTATGTTTGAGTCGTGGGCTGAGCGCGAAAGGTTTATGAAGTGGCGTACAGCGGAGGCTAAAGCTAACAACGAAGTCTTAGAAGAAACTGGGCGAGGGGACGACCCCAGCCAGTTGAGAGACTTGTTTGGTACCAATGTAGTCGATCAGAACTCGGCTATAGCTAAAGTTATGAAGGTACTAAACGCCTCGGGTAGAAACCCGAATATAGATGAGCTTAAGGCGGATGTATTCCAGCTATACTTACAAACATTACCAGACGGTGATCTTAGAAAGCACCTTAAGCCAAGAAAAAATGTGCGGGGTTATAGCACTGACGCGCTTAGGACTTTTGTGTCTCATCAGGTGAGCGTCTCAAATAATCTAGCTGCTCTTGAATACAAGTCCAAAGTCAGGGGTCACATACAGGGTATGTACGACCAGATAAGGGAGGAGTATGCCGGGACACCGGATATGGAGAAACTTCTCATAGTCGCAGGAGAAATGGCGGCTAGGGTAGAAAGAGCTTTCAGTCCTGCCGAGCTAGATGGTGTTGAGCAGTTTTTTGATAAGTTCGCTCGCTGGGGGAACCAGGCATCATTCTATTACTTCCTAACTTCTGCAAGGACTGCGTTGATACAGTTAACGCAGGTCCCCATTGTGACGGCCCCTTTGCTGGCTAGAGAGTTTAAGATTTCTACAGCGCAGGCTAACGCTCTGCTGGCTAAACGAGTGTCTGGGAAGCTATACGATCTAGAGACGCACCTGCGTAGAGTGCCTAAAGAACTTAGAAAGGCTATAGAGGCTGCTTATAAAGAAGGAGACGATACGGGGGCGTTCGATACGGGGTACATATCCGATCTTACATATATGAAGCGAACCCCCTCTACGACATCTGAGTCTAGCTCATACGAGCGGTTAGGTAGGGGCGCTCAGTTTGCGCTTAAAGTTCTTCGAAGCGGGTTTCAGTACACCGAAAGCAGCTCGAGAAAACTCGCGTATATGACTGCCTTTGAACTTGCGTATAAGCGTCTAATAGACAGGGGGGTGGACGCCGATACCGCTCAGGTACAAGCTCAAGACACTGCGGAATCTGTAATGCTTGAGTCCTTGTTTGATTATAGGCAGTGGAATAAGCCCAGACTTATGACTGCTACAGGGGCCAAGCTGGGTACGCAATTCTTGACGTACCCGTTACAGATGTATTCGTTGCTTGCACGTAACTTTTATAACCAACTAAAACGGTCTGGGTTATCTAAAGAAGAACGTAGAGCCGCCCGTAGTACGCTGGCCGGTGTTTTGCTGACGACTGGGCTGTTCGGTGGTGTAACTGCTTTGCCGCTCTTCAGTGTAGCCCTAGGCGTGCTGGATATGCTAAGCGCTGCTACTGAGGATGATGACGACCCAAGAGACCCGCTCAACCATCGTAGTTGGGAGCTTTGGTTCCGTAACGAGTGGCTCCCCCAAACCTTCGGTACAGGTAGCGGCATAGCTAGAACCTTTGGTCTCGGCGAAGATCAGAGTCGGTTGTTGGAACGAGCGGTTTTATATGGGCCTGTGTCGGCCATAACAGGGCTCGATATTTCTTCGTCCGTGTCGCTGGATAACATCTTCTTTGGTCGGTTTGACGCAGGTTCAATGGATAAAGAAGGTCTGGAAAACTTAGTATACGCAAATGCACTTGGGCCTTTCGGGGGTATGCTGGCTAATTGGACTACCGCTGCTTCGGACTTTAGCGACGGGGAATACCTGAGAGGATTTGAAAACATACTGCCTTCCGCCCTTAAACAACCGCTACGCGCCTATAGATACGGAACCGAGGGCAACCTGACCCGTCGGGGGGATACGGTGCGGAGCCGTGAGTTCTACACTGTTGGGCGGCTAGCAACCCAAGTCCTAGGCTTTACTCCGACAGAAGTAAAAGAGAAGTACGATGTCGATGAGTTGGTATACACCATTATAGAAGAAGCAAATAGCCGTAAATATGACGCTCTGGACGCAATAAACAAAGCGCTCGAAGATTACGGGCAGGACAGCCCAGAGTTCGACAGAGCTATACAGGAAGCCCGTGCGTATTCACAGGCCAACCCTAACGACCCTATAACCTACGAGAGTATACAGACTTCTGTTAACGGGCGGATAAGAAACCGTGTTCTGGCAGAGATGGGCGGCGGCAGGTACCAAACCCCGCGATGGTTGCCCCGTACAATGGCTGAGACAGACCGCTACAAAGAAAGAAAATAAGCCCCCCCACCGGGGTGGGGGGCCACAGTTATATACGCCAAGCTCGTATACCTTTAACGCCGTGCTCTATGACTGCCTTTACAAACATAGTGAGTCCTCTTTCACTTGCTTCCTTGGACACCCGTTGTGTAGCGGAGTCTTGATCTAAGCAAGGTATGAAAAAAGATTCTCCTAGCTTTAGAGCACGCCACTTCAGGCGGTACTTAATTCCCTCCACCAGCATCTGCTACTTTCTCATCCGCTAGCGTTTCTGGGTCTGGGCGGACACCATCAAAATACGAAGACTTCATATCCAACACTAAACATTTAGACAGCACAGAGGGGCCGTCCATCCCCTTGCCCATATGCTTACTGAAGTCCCTCGCTAACAACACTCCCTGCCGCTTAAGCTCTGCAAGAGTATCTTTGTAATTGATCTGTCTAGAGGAGCAGAACCTTTTGAACTCTCCCGTAGCCACAAACAACTTAAATGTGTCAGGCTCATACCGTAGGAACAACGGGCCTTTAGGTTCGCGAAGCGGCGGGTTGGACATATTGTGCCTCGCGTTAACCGTACCGTCCACGATCAGGAGGTTCTGAATGTGTCGGTTTATGTAGTCTCCGACTGTTCCAGCGCAAGACATGATGGGGGGAGTAACTTCATCTCTCAGTTCTGATACCTGAGACTTCAGCCACTTCATAATAGGAGCGAAATCCCAGTCAATAAGCTCCAACTTTTTAGCAATAAGCCCACCGACGAGGTTACAAGCGAAGACATCGGACCAAAACCGTTCACGGGGCGTTAACTCAAGGTGCTTGTCTATGTACGCCTGAGTCCGTTTTAGTTCTTCTTTTATGCTCTCCACGTTGTCTACTAAGTACTGGATGTACACCGGCCCAGCCAGACCGTAATTCTCCATGAGCTGATGGTCAAACATTTCCTTACCGAGGTCGCGGTCTATGGCGGTGTTCATCTCGATCTTAGCTTCGATTATCCGCATCTTCTCGCCGTCCGGATCGCTTTTTGCCGTAGACAGCTTTTCATAGAAGGAGGCGTTTGAACTGCACAGGGTTATGGATTGCCACCTCGTGTTGTTATCACGCAGCTTGTTAGCCCCGTTAGTCATCCGGTCTTTACCAACCCCCTGGGAGGCTGCGTAGGCAAGCGAAGAAAATTCTTCCGCCGACATATTCGTAATTTCATCCAGTGCATTATGCAGGTGGTTGTTTACACCAAACTTAAAAATAGTAGCGTTGAGTGTGTCGTCTTTAGAACTACACAAGTCTTTCGGTGCGCCATACACGCTATTAGCCATGTGCAGAATGGTGGTCTTGCCCGTACCTGACCGGGGATGGATTAAGTTGATGAGCGCCCCGCTGTGCCCCGTAAACTTAAATAGTGGGGAGCCAAAAGCTGTAAGCATCCCAAACGCCGCCGCTTCCATACCGGAGCGGCCATAAAGCTTTGCTACTTCTTTCCACTTGTCCAAAGAGCCCTTCTCGTGGATAAAAGCCGCCCTGGCTTCTGTGGAGGAAGACGGTGGGCTATGGAACACCCCGTCTTTTGTATATTCCTTATCACCCAGTACAAACTTAGTGTCACTATCCATCCATCCAAATTGCAGTCTCATTTTTTCGGCCTCCTGTTGCCATTGTAGTGCGCTCAATGACGCAGATAAGTATCTAAATAATCGCTCAAACTCTTTCTTCATCCCGCAAACTACTCCCTGTTCAGCTAGTGAAGTCCGGAGTTTATCTATGTTCGCTAAACTAGAGTTGGGCAGTATGAAAGTTCGAACACCGTCTTTTGGTAAATGCAGTCGCATAACAACTACTTCTTTATCCACGGGGTCAAACATCCGTTTCACTATGTATAGGTCGTGTGCGTAGACCTCGACTACATCGCCGTCTTCGGTCTCCATGTATATGCCGCCACCCGCACCTCTAACGTACCCTGTCGGCATCTTAGGGATGAAGTTCTTAGCCACCCAATCTACTGGTATGTCTACAGAGTCTTTCTTAACTTCTTCCGGCTCGTCGTCCGGTTCGTCGCAACGAAGTATTTTGTGCTGGTCTGGGTCCGCAGCTATTACCCGTTTAGCGAGAGCAATAGGGGAGCCAACTTTATTTTTATAGGGGCACCCTTTGCATCCCCCCGGATTGTCTGCCTCGAACGTAGCGCAGCGATGCGGCTCCTTAGTGGACGCAGCAATTTTTTCGGTCTCTACTGGATTATAGTCTTTATAACCCTTTGACAGCGTGTGGATCGCAGTGTCTCTGTCTTCACACTGGGTTGCTATGGATAGGGCGTGCCACCACTGGTTATAAGTTAGTGACTCCCTATTTAGGAACGCCTCCTTTATTTGCCTACAGCCTGCGTCCTTCAAGCTGCGCTGCATGAGCCCTTTGAAGCTATGGGCTATGGACTCTTGCTGCTTCTTAAACAGGGGGCTTTCAACCCTCCTACGAGCGTGCTTATCCTCCTTAGCTTCCTGCTTCTTTATTTTTTTCTGCTTAACCTCTACAGCAACGTCTAAATCTATGCCTAATAAGTCTGCAAGTTCCTGCGCCGTAATAGGATTTACTTCTTCCTTTAGTACGGTAACCGGAAGCGGGGTCTCCCCTTTATAGTTTAGACTGTTCGGAACACGAAGTATTCGCGCGGTTTCAAAAACCGCTCTATCGACGTAGAACTGCTGCACCCTGCAGATTTCTGCCAGTTTGTCGGCAATAGTTTCCCATAAAGTTGGCCCTATTGCTTCTTCTAATATCCAGTAGGCGTGTATGCCGCGCCCAGAGTTAACTATGACTGGTACGGGGAGCCCAACTAATTCACAGAACTCTTCCAGAGCTTCTAGGGCGGCATCTTGGGTTAAGTAGCCTTGAGGTACACCAGTCTTTGGGTCGGGCGTGCCTTTGTCAGGGCCGCAGTCTACGTCTACCCAGAAGGATTTTAACGCTGCTACGTTATCTTTACGTCTATTTTCACCAGACTTGTACTTAGCAACGCCAAAGAACACGTTACGCTTTTGCGCTACAAATCTAGCTATAACCTCGGCGGCTTCCTCGCGGGTCTGTACTAACTTCTGACTAGTGCTCTGCGTCCCATCACCACTAATACCCACAATGGCAAACCAGCCTTCTTCGGGCTGTACTGCCTGTAGTAGATCAAATGAGGACATGTGTACCCCTGGGGGCGTAAGCCCCCATTTGAGACAAGATAAAAAACTTAACTAGAGAAAGACGCTATGTACTTCTCTATAGCCGCCTGAAGAGTAGACCGTGGGCTACCTCTACCGGAAAACCAGTTATAGATAGTCTGGCGGGACACCCCAAACTTTTTGGCTACGTCTATTACAGGCACGGAGTTCTTGATGCAGACGCGGCCAAGCTTGACGCCTAACCGCTTCCCGTCCGCAACCCTATTCTCTTCGGCTATCGCAAGAGTATATCCAAGCATGACTACTCCCACTCATTAAGTGCTGATACGATATCCGAGCTAACATCACCTTTGGAGGGTTCAGCCCCCTTCTTAGCCCGCTTCTTAGGAGCCGCAACAGCCTCATCGCTGTCCTCTTCCTCCTCGTCAGGGGTACTATCGAAAGCAGCTACAGGCTTTCTAGTGACCTTATCGGTCTGAGCCGCCGTGAGTTTCGTGTACATGTCGAACTCAGGTTTCTCCCGTGCAGCCTTCACAAGCTCGTACTCTTCGTCGGTGATAATACGCTCTGCTGAGAAAGTAAGCTCCATCGTGCTAGCTTCGCTGTCAAAGGCAATAGTGGTCACGATGTTATCCAGAGCCTCGTTGTTCGCTGTTACGTACTTAACGTAGCTTTCGAACGGGTGAGCGGTGCCGGTACCTTTCCCAAACAAGGACTTAGCAGGGATATTGAACTGGTAGATGTCGCCGCTTTCATCACCAGCCAATAATACGGCAATACGCCGTTGGTACCGGCACGCTCTCCCCCCGTTAGCTCCCGAACCTTTGATGTTCTGCTGACACATTGCACAGTTCGAAGATTGCGGATCAGAAGAAGCGTCTTCGGGGGTCTTTCCGTCGTTAGACCAACAGTTAGGAAGCGTTGCTTCTTTCGTCGGGTCGTACTTATCTTTGTAATAGATACGGGATGGGTTAGTGAGGGCGTTGAGGATAATGACCTTGATATCCCCTCGCACTGCGTTGCCGACCTGCTCTCCGTTGATGATCCGCTTGAACGTGCCGTTGATATTCGACTGGATACGGCGGCTCGTAAAAGAGCCAGACGAGAATACCCCCTTAAGCTTACTCTCGCGCGGCCCAGATACAGTCACACTGTTGTTTGTAAAAATGGTTACTTCGCCCATGTCTAGTGCTCCTATCGTGCTGTTGGTTTACGGACTTGAACTACATACTTGCTTTCAACTTGTAGTCCAGCAGGATGTAAGTCTGGATTATCTTCCAGAAAAGTTTTCATGTTACCGTTGTGGATACGCTTCTCTAACAGATAAGGCGCATCGTGTTGCATGACGAAATCGTAGATGCTTTGCCAATCGCTCGCCCAAAAACGAGACTGGATACGGCGGGACACAGTACCTGAAGCTGTCTTAATGCTGTCAGCATTTTGATCGTTACAAACATTCAGCAACTGATCGCCAATAACATCAAGCTCACGGCGCAGTACCTCCATCTCGGCCTTGTGCGCGTCTTCCTTCTCGTAGATTATGTTACGTTGTTTGATATATGCCTCTACCAGATCAGGTGTAGAGACAGTTCTGTTGTCTTCAGTTTCCACTGGTTACTCCCTCAATTACGTTTTAGACTTAGTTAACTAGGCGGCACTCTGAAGCGCGTCGCGGTATAAGTCAACGACTAATTTATGGTCCGCCATCTTTTTTCTCAAGACACGATATAGCTTACGCTCTACCTCGCTACCTACTATATGTATGACTGTCATCGCGTTCTTCTGTCCAGGGCGGTCTATACGTGCATTAGCTTGTAGGTAGGTCTCTACGCTCGTAACTGGAGCGTACCAAATAACGGTGTCTGCAGCAGTGAGTGTGAGCCCATGAGACGCTGCTTGCGGTTGTATTAGCAGTACCTTCGGGTCTTTTTCTTCTTGGAACCGTCTGACCGCTTCAGACCTTTTATGTAGGCTGACGCGACCGTCGATGACGCTGCACGGTATTTTACTTTTGTTCAGAGACTCTTCTAGGATGTCGATAGTGTGGCTAAACGGAACAAACACGAGTGCCTTGTTGTTAGTTTCATTGATGGCTTCTATAACAGCTTGTATCCTGCTGGACGCATCAAATTCGACCACAGCTCCGTTGTCCGAGTAAACCGCACCGCCCGATATCTGCAAAAGCTTGTTTAGCTTTGCGGCTGCGTTTATAGCCGTAATACTGTCGCCATCCGCGTCGCGAATGAACTGCTTCTGCATAAGCGTGTAGTACTTCTTTTGTTGCGCAGTAAGTTCTACATCTCTGTTCACAAACGTAACGGCGGGTAGGTCCAAACAATCTTTCTTTTCAAACCGAATCGCCGGTTGCAATATGTTATGCACGGTATCTTTCGCGCTTGGCTTAGGTATCCAGGTGTACTGAGACAGCCTGTACATAACCATGTCGCGGAAAGCGCCTACATACTTGGGGCTGTTATCAGGATTTACCAGCCGTGCCAGACCGAAAGCATCAATAGGAGACTGCGCAGCGGGAGTGCCTGTCAGCATCCATAACCCGCAGCCCTTACTCACTATATCCCGAAGCGCTTTCCAGCGATTGGTCTGCGTGTTCTTGTAAGCATTGGCCTCATCGACCACCACAAGATCGAAGCCACCGTCCATTATCTCTTTTTTAACGATAGCTACGCCATCGTAGTTGATAATAACGAACTCTGCATTACCGCTAATGGTCTTAGCTCTGGTCTTTGCGTCGCCATATGCCACCATACAACTCCGGTGCATGGCGAAAGTGAACAAATCGCGCTGCCAAGCGGACTTCATAATAGATAGCGGGCATATCACAAGGACTCGTTTGATCTTACCTTGTTTCATTAAGTGGTCCGCCGCCCATATGACGGACGCGGTTTTGCCCGTACCCTGCTCGTTAAAGCAGAACGCCTTCTTCCTTCTGGACAGGAAGTCAGCAGTAGCCTCTTGGTGTGCAAACGGTTTGTATTTTCCAGGCCACTCGTAATTCTTTAGTATACTCATCCTTTTACAGAGTGGTCGCTGTTGCGGTTAAAAGAGCGGTTTTTACTTTTCTTTTTAACACGCAAGTTTTTGCTTCCGTTCCCGCCGCCTTTGGATAAAGGCTTTTTATGGTCAACGTCATTACCGTCACCTTTTGCGACCCGACCCTCCTTCTCTAATTTGTACCTAGCACGGTTCCTAGCAGCTCTGTTTTTTCTCTGCTCTGGGGTGCCGTGGTATTGCTCGTATTCTTTCCCGTATGGGCGCTCTTTATTGACATAGGGCATAAAGTGTCTCCTAGCTCTTGTTGAACTCACAACTGGTAACTGGGCAGAACTTGCACAACGGGCCACTCACGGGGTTCCACACTCCGCTTTCGTGCGCCACAGCTAGCCTCTCCAGTTCGTCGCTAAACACCCCCATATAACTCAGCATGTCTTCCCTCTTGTGAATTTTCTTTATCAGATCGTTTGTAACCACAAACGCTAAAGCTGATTTAAGCTCTTTAAGTTTTGGGTAGTGGACAAACGTAGCCGCTGCCATCAAGTCTAACTGTTTCGTGTCGGCGTAGCGTGTGTTTCGGCCCGTTTTATAGTCTATGATGTACCCAGTCTCTCCGTTTTCTATAAGTAGATCGACGATACCACGATACCAAACGTCTCTGTCGAAGAACCCGCAGGGCTCTAAATTCTCTCCGACGCGCCGCACCCCCAGTTTCAGTTCGCAGTGTTTCTCGCCGTCTAGTTTTTTGAGCGCGTCAATGAACCTTGTTATGAACCCAAACTTTTCCGGTACGGGGGTGTCGTTTTTGACGTTAAGCTCAGCCGCCTTATGGACCTCGTTGCCGTATAAGATAGCTGCCGTCTGCGCGTCTTTAACGTCTCGTGCCACCTTCAAGTGATAATACTTTTTTGGGCACTGATCGAAAGTCTTTATACTGCTGTAACTCCAAGCCGCCATTTGCTTTCTCCAGTGGCCAACGCCATTTCGGCCCGTTTTGCGGCGTAGGGTACCTCAACTTCCATACGATATCCACAAAGTTCTCCTGGGTTTTCGCTATGTCTCTCAATGTAACCATAAAGTCTAATGCGGTCTCAACTGGTCTCACCCCGTGTCACTCCGTGTTATGTTTCTTCCGTTTATAAAAGCGCCGCCGCCGCTACACATAATAAAAAAGCAAAACCGGGGTTCGATTCCACCCCCCATACGGCCATGGCAACGCAGTACAGCCCCACAGCCCTGCATAGAAAAACCACAATTTTAGCTCCGGGTGAGCGCCTTGATCCGTGCCCCGGCGGCTCCCGGTTCAGGTCGGTCGTCGATGATGTAGTCACGAGTCACTCCATCTATAATTATACCGAGACAGGCTCTTGCGTGCGCCGCATGAGATATCCCACTTTCGGGGTCAACATCTTCACCATCTACGAACGCAGCTATATGTCTCAGCGCTGCGTTGAGGTACACCATCATAGAGACGCTGGTGTCCCGCCAGTTATAGGCCCCGTATTTCTCAGCCCCCAACTCAAACGCAACTGCCTCTTCAACTAACGCAGCTTGCGGGAAGAGAGCGAGAGATGGTTTCTTTGTCCCGAATGAACTTTTTGGGTTGCTGTCTGGGGCTGTCATTTTTCCACCGGCACGTGTGTTTTGTTGTGGTGCTCTACGCAATAAGAGCTGCCTTCTTTAATTGACCTACCGCAGAAACGCATGGTGTTGTCACTTGGAAACCCGTATATGTATCTGCACCCATTGTTGCTCAGAACGCTGAACGCCTCGGCAATGGCCAGTAATGTTGCTTCGTCAACCTCTACAAATGTTTCCGCATCTAACTGCGGTTCTGTTTTTACTTTGGGTTTAGGTTTGACTTGTGGTTGCGGCCTTTGTGCGCTCTTTATTTGCGGGTATACAACCACGTTTTCAAACCCAGTTACGACACCTTTCTGCAGTCCGAGCCGATGAGCTTTACCTACGACGGCGTTCTTACCACAACCTAACTCGCGCCCTATTTCAGCCGCAGACAGCCCCCCATCGCTCCATAGTTGCGTCAAACGTATGATTTTGTCCTGTGTCCAAAAACTCATTTCACATTCCCTCCCGAACGCAAAATGTTTCCTTCGTAAACGTAAGTGCCCACATGCTTCAAATGAATAAACGGGTTAGCAAATATTTTGCCGCCGTGTTTCGCCCACAGCTCACAAAAATGGTAGTCCTCCGACAGCAGACAACCGTCCGCGTCAATGCTGGTAGCGAAGAACTCGTGAGTTAAGGGTTTCACGTACTCGTCCGTATTTGGAACTTTTGCCCCCGACACTCTATACGTTGGCACATGCGGTATCAGCTTCTCAAATACCTTGCGCTTGATTAGCATAAACCCGGTGCCCCCGTGTCGGACTGTTACCAACCCCTCTTCGTTGGTCTCTGCATCGTCAACGCCAATAAGATTAAGAACGAACGAACCGCCAAAATCTCGGAGATTTGTCCGTCCCTCTTTCGCAGCACGTTCAACTTGCTCCCAATCCAATTCTTTCTTTGGGTATATACCGCAAACGATATCCTTATCCGCAGACACCAAAGCTTTTATAGCATCATGCCCGAACGCTATGTCTGCATCGACAAACATAAGGTAGTCGTGACCCGCTTCGAGAAATAACCTCACTAGCTCGTTCCGCGCACGAGTAATCAAGCTCTCATTAGTTATCTGCGCCCAAAAAACATTTACCCCGTCGGCGCGTAACGTAGCCATAGATTGCAGCAGTCCTAATACATACGCACCTGTACACATACCGCCGTACATCGGCGTGGCAATTAAGAGGCTCTTGGGTTTAGGCTCGGAAACCGACACTTTAATATTATCATCCACGGTTAACTCCTCTTCTGAAGTGCAGCTTGATAGCCCACATGCACCAACGATGCTCGCTCTGCCATTATATTTGTAAAGCTATCTATAGCGAGCTTAGGGCGATGTAACACGTCGCGGGGATTGCCCCATAGGTAGTCATCGAACACCATAATCCCACCCACTTTAAGTAACGGCCACGCCATGCACGCATCTTGTAGCACCTGGTCCGCTGTATGCGCTCCGTCGATATAAATGAAATCGTATGGTGGAACTCTGTCGTATATAAGTTGCGCCAGCGCGTCCGTGGAGGTCTTCTTTATTTTGAAATAGGTGTGCCGCGTGTTCCTTATCGCCAACTGCATATTTTGGGAGAAGCGTTCTTCTGTGCCGCGCATATCGTCGGTAGTATGCTCTTCGCCACCGCCCCAAGTGTCCACGCAGTCTACGTGACCGCCCTTCTCGTCCATCATGTTTTCGACGATCCAAGCCGCACTTCGACCTTCGTAACTTCCAATCTCCAGAAAGCGGTTCCGAGCGGGTAGGAGCGGTATAAGTTGCTTCCATACATCTGGTGCCCAACTGAACCAATCTTTTGTAAACTCATATGCAGGCTGCATTTTGCTCTCCCAACTGTAACAAAGCGTGTTCAATAGTATCTATATCTTTCTGTAGACCTTCGTACCGCTGCACGTATGTCGGTATGTTGCGAGCAGCATGGATAACTGTAGTGTGGTCTCTGTTAAACGCAGCCCCAATTTGAGGGAGGCTTTTATCGGTTAGCTTTCTTGCAAGAAACATAGCCACCATACGTGGGCGAGATACTCTTCTTTTCTTATCGTTTCCGATAAGTTCTTCGACCGTTAACCCGTAATATATACTTGTAGCTCGTTGTATATCTCTTATTCGCAAACCCACTTACTGCCCTCCTATTCAGCTTTCTCCGTGTCGTTCGGCGCGGGTCCGGGGTTATCCTGCGGCATCCTCGGACATGACTGAATGCCCATCTCGCATATAAGCCACATAAATAGACCACACCTTCTGCATCGACGAGTCCATGGGTCAATCTTGTGAATTCGGTGCATTTTCACACCCTCCTGTTCTGGTGTCGCCCCTTGCTTTACACCCCTTTGAGCTATCAACCATCCGTACAAACGTAAGTTTCATATTATTTACAACCCCCGTAGCTTGCTCCAATACCAGCCTCACAGTTCAACGGCAGTCCTTTCGCCCACGCCGGAGCTTCGCGCATACACTGCATAACAAACTCCTTGGCCTCTTCCGCTTCCGCCTCGGGCACCACACAACAAACGGCATCGTGTACCGTCATAACGACCTTGTAGCGGGAAGCGATCTTCAACATCTGTTCGCCAATGATGATACGAGCTAGGGCCTGACATAAATTTTCAATGACCTTACCTCCATATATCTTCGTAGCTGTAACAGAAGCTCCGCGCTTAGTGTCGTACACTAGCTCATCACCCTCGGTTCTTAAGTTGGGGTAACGTATGCTAAGGCCATTCGGAAGCCCTAGCGCTTCTCTATCCGGATCAGCCACAATGAGGCCCCCCGTCCCCATCGTGAAGACTAAGTTATCTGCGTTAGTAGCTGGGGGTTTACGACGAATTAAAAAATCCAGTGCTTTATTGGCGATATTCCACAACTTGGGAATACTGGCATATGAACTCCGATAAGCCTCTACGATGGAGGCAGCTTCTCCTTCTGACACATCCACACCAAAAGAAGCTAGCTGGTCGCGAAACCGAACAGCGCCCATCCCATATCCGCAACCTAGGATCGTCGTCTTACCGACAAACCTTTCATCTTTGTTTATGTCTTCCTCTGGTTTGTTGTAAATTTTTGAGGCCATTATTTTGTAGACATCATCGCCATCTGAAAACGCCTTAACGAGGTCTTTCTGATCGGCAAGCCACGCTAGAGTACGCGCTTCGATCTGACTGCTATCGCTATCAATAACTACATGGCCCGGAGGAGCTACTAGCGCGTCCTTAAGCACAGAGCCTCGCGGTAAGTTTTGCAAGTTCACCTTATCGTCGCCACCCCAGCGGCCTGTGTGCGCGGCGTAGTAGCGGAGCGGGATTGGTATGGGGCCACGCTTCCCTATTTCTATGAACCTAGCGGTTCGTGTTTCCTCAATCGTGCTCTTTATCTTCAGCCTTGCGCTCACAAGCGTTTGCACTTTCAGATCATCGTGCTCAAGCAGCTCTTTGAAACCCTCATCGGTCTTGGAGAAAGCGAAAGTTTCCTTACCTGTGGTCTTACTCGTCTTCACAGGTGGCGTGATGTTTAGCTTGCGCAACGCATCCGCAAACTTAGGATTACTCATTAACTCTTCTTTTGCTATCCCGACCTCTTCCAAAGTCTTGGCTTTGCTCTCCACGATAGATTGGAGATGCTTTTCAAGTAGCGCGGAGTCAATCTCTAGTTCTGGCTCTGAAAACATACGTATGGTGAGATCAATTAAACGAAGCTCGGTCAAAGGCACCAGCGGGGTAAGCTTTTTTAGCAGCAGGTAAGTTAGCTCAACATCCTGCTTACAATACGCACCGTACTTGGCTAGCTCTTCCTTCGAAAAGCTAAGCCGCTTTTTCCCGATAGCGTCATGCACCTCCGTGCCTTTCTCACCCAGCTCGTAGTGTGTAGCCAGCGATGCTAGTGCAGCGCTTATCTCCGTACCGTGAACCGCGCGTGACATAGACATGGTATCTAGTATGCGCTTAGGGCGGATACCGAAACGCCAGTTAAGAATAGCCATATCGAACGCTGCGTTGTGAGCGAGTGCTGCGCTCTCCCCCCAGTTGAACTGCGCTAGGAACTCCCGAGTACGCTTGTGCGTTCCTGAAAACCACACAGTAGGCTCGTCGTCACGCTTGACCCCAACCCCAACAACCTCAAACCGCCTGTCACGTATGTAGGCTTCAGTAGTTTGTTTTTTGAGATTGAAGTCACGCGAGTAGTGCGTCTCGAAATCAATTGTTAGCAGTTCCAACTCTTTCTCCTTCGTGGGAACTATCCGGTTCTATCTCTGGCATCCCCATCAATAGAAAAAATCTGAGAAACTACACGCCGCGAGAACGCTTCACCTTGGATGGTGCAGAGTTTGGCGTACAGCAAATCAATGTCTTCTTTTGGTATGAAGAAGAGCTGACTGTCAATAGGCACTGACTGCGAGGGGTAAAAGACTGTACGAAGCAACGCATCTACAAACCAGTGCCACTTACAAGATAGCCCCCCACCGACACCCCACTGGAACTCTTCTGGGTGCGTTTCCATACGCTTCATTATAACTTCGACGCCTAGGTTCTTCTCCATCACTCTAACACCTCTAGGAGGACCGCCCGTAAAGAAGTCACATCTGAGCCGCATTGCAACCACGCGAGGCCCCCGGCGTTTTTTATTTGCGTTAATTCTTGCTGTTGCAGAGCGGTCGGTTTGTTTGTTCCGGCTTTACACTCAATGCCGATAAACCTCCCCCGGGCACAGGCTATAACATCGGGGACGCCTGAGCGACCAAAACCGTGTGTCTGCGGAAAAAAATAATACACCTCAAGTTCGCGCAGCAACTTAGTTACTGCGTCTTTAACTTTACCTTCCGGTGTTCTTGCCATGATTATCTCCCTCTGCTTGTGACACTGTCACAAATAGGATTTGCGGTGTCAATAAAAAACCCCCCGGTGAGTGGGACACCGGGGGGCCTAGTTAGGCTGGGAAGAAGGAGAAAAAACCCAGCCGTTATGCACAGTCGTAAGTTATAACTCCTGATCCATGTTTGCAATAGTGTAAAAAGTAACTCCGTTCTCGGACCTCCACTTATTGCCGACATCAAGAACATGCGCGCTGGGCGACTTTTGCAGCTTGAGCATACCCAGTCCGTACTTCACCCAAGCCGGAAGCTCGGACTCTGTTAAAGGACTAAACTCCTTTGCGTCGGGTAAAGTTTTTGGAACTTCTTTATGTGTACAAACATAATAAGTGTCTTCCTCTATAACTACCGTGGCAAAAGATTTAGCTGCGGTAAGCATACTACTCCACGCTTCGTAGTCAGAAGCCTTCGACTGTAAGACCTCCAGTACCTCCGCTGGTGGAGGGGAGGGAATCTGCCCTAACATTTGCAAGCGTTGCTTAAGGGTCAGAGATGCAAGATGCTTTTCCAAACTTTGCCTAAAGCTACGGTCGAAATCAGAAAGTTTGTTGAAGCTGTATACGTCGAGCCTTTCAATCGACGCTCTATTTATCCGTTCCTGCATATTGAACTGCTTAACGAACTTGCAAATCTTAGCCACAGCAATCTTGTGGTGGGAAGTGCGAATGGCTGCAGTACATTTGTTATGCTCGCTCGCCAGCGTAGACTCAACCTTGTAGTGCTTGTTGTTGCGGCCCCACCCCTCGCGGTCACTCACATCGCAAGAACCCATCTTTGACCCATTGCTCCCAAGGAAGTCGATCTGACAGCGCGCCCTATCGCTAAAGCCATAGGGGGTAAACACGATGCTCCAGCCCTTGCGTCGCCTACTTACCGCGACAGCCAAGTCCCAAGCGCGAGGAAATATAGAGGGTACGGTAGCCGCGTCACCCTTCCACTCGACGCTAAACTTAGGCCGGTCGGGCCATGGGTATGCGACGTTAGTTTTATTGTCCGTATTCATTTCAGCTCTCCTTTCCGTTGCAATGCAACTCTACCCTTACCAATAACCCTTCAGGATATCGTCCACGCGGACCTTAACGTCCGCACGTTGTGTCGCGCTGTCCTTGATGTCGTCGATATCTAGGCCAGACAACGCCGCCTCAAGGTCGGCCCGCGCACGCTCAAGCTGCGGGTCTTTCGTTATGTTGAGGTGACCCAACAGATCGCACAGCTCGCGCGGGTTCTCTAGGAACGTGTCGTAGTAGCGTTTCTCCTGCCCCTCAACATCCGTCAGCTTGTCAGACATTGTGGTTAGCATCTTATGCAGACGGTCCCACGCATCCTGAGTCGCTTCCTTCAGCCGCTCGTTGAAGTTGTCCTCGTACCCACGTCGCATGTCGTCCAAGTCCTCCTGCGGGATATCCAACCGGAAGTCGCCGCTGTCCGGCAGAGGGCTGAACACAAGCCGTACACCGAACCGTCCCCGTATCTCACTAGCGTCGGGGTAGTCGGACGGGTTGAACATGTAGCCTAAGCCCGTGGACTTAGCTTGGACCTGCTGCACCAAGTCGGGGTAGCGGTTCACGAACTTATCGACCAACGCATTGAACCCATCTATGCGGTCGTTCATCGCCGCCTTGTAATCGAACACGGCAGACACCGGGAGCAAGCGCGGCCCACGGTCTAACCAGGGTAGCGTCCGCCAGAGGTGGAATTGCCGCAACGATGCTGAGAACTTGCGGATATCGTCGAGCATCTTAGTGCCCGCCATTAAATCCTTCTGCACACGCGCAGCGTTACGGGTAGCTTGGTTGTCAGTATTCACCTTGTCTGTCTGACCACGATCTAACTTCGTAGCCGTCCAGCAAGAGATATTGAGTTCGGTCAAAATTGCAGCGTTATTGATAGACATAGTTCTTCTCCTTCGTTTCTAATCAGTTACTCGGTTGGTTCACCGGCCAACTTGGCCGTTAGGTAAAGCTCATGCGGCACTAACTCGACCGTCATAGTATCGGCGCTGTCCTGCCAGACATGATAGGTGGAGTCTCTGCCCGAACGATACTTACGCTCGAACCGCTCGGCCCTGTCTAGGATACTCGTGAGCAGCGCCGCGTCCTCTATCGGCATGATGTAGTCCTTGTAGCCGATATGCACCACCGCTCGACGGCCTGTCCCTTCTTTAATACTCATTGCTTACTCCTCCGTATTGACGTGAATGGTCTGACCCGTGGTTGCATTGCAACCCTTGTTGTTGATGATGACCCACAGGACGGGGCACGGCCACATGCCACCCCAGTCATCGCCGACTTCACCATCGGTAAACACAACAGCACACGCTGGCTTAATCCGCTTCTCCTCCAGATACTTGGTGACACACGACGGACGTGTACCGCCGCCACCCCTAGGTCTGCTTTTGGTCGCGAACGTATCCAGTTCATCCTGCTCGTAGGTTTCGTGCCGCTGCACATCGTAGTCCCAGTAGATGAGATCGACCCGCTCCGGACGTACCGCTTGCATGGCACCGGACACACCACCCAGTATGAGTTTCATATCCTCAGGGTTACCCCAGATGGAACCGGACAAGTCTGACGCGAACACCACAGGCCCAAGGCTTATGGCTTCGGAGCCAGCAAAAACACAGTCGTCCGATAGCCCCATCAGGCGACGATTAGGTCTAGCGTAAGTGGACTCGTCCCGGCCAGAGCAATTACTGGACATGAACTGGAGCAGAGCATCGCGCCATGCCACCCGTGGGGTGACGAGATCATCAATGAGCCCATTTAGTCCACCAGCACCCTTACCGCAGAACCGCTTGTGGTTTTGAGCGCCCTTGTTGAGTGCATCTTCAACATCCTCCTTAAGCTTTTCCTTCTCCTCCTCCGACATTTCGGAGGCACCATCCCAGTCGTGGTCGTCGAACCCATTGGGTTGTTTGGTGCTAGGTGTGCGCGGTCCTTTACCACCTCCACTACCTCCGCCGCCTTCTTCACCTTCCTCACCTTCCTCACCTTCCTCACCTTCCTCACCTTCTTCACCTTCCTCCTGCTCTTTGAGTAAGATGTCGAAGATTTGCTTGACGGTAAGGCCGCGATACTTCGTGTCGAATAGGCCCATAATGGTTCCGTCTGGATACCGAGGCATCGCTATGAAAGCCTGACGGGGGTCCATGTCGTAGAGCGTGAGGTTAATCCAATAGTCCATCGCAGAATTCGCTAGGTGAGCGTTACGCTTCATCAAGTTCTTATACACTTGGAGATGTTGACACAGCTTGTGCAAATTCTCGTGTAGTATGACGAACGCGATCTCCTTTCTATTGTGGGCAGCAATCAAGTGGTAACCATACCGCTCATCTCGTCCATTGGTACACGCTGTCGGATGGTCATCCACCAGCTCACAGGTACCGATATGCAGGGACGGCCAAAAGAAACTAGCTCTCTCGTCGCCCTGTAGTTTCAAACGTACCGACAAGAACTTGCGGCTAAGTTCGGCTTTCTCCGCGTCAGTAAAGGCGGAGGTAGACCTCTTAGGCATGGGTTGCATAGTAGTTCTCCTTCGTTGTGACAGGTGTCACAGACTGTTATCGTTAGATCAGGTCTTGGTTCTCGACGAGCCAAGTACGGAACGCGCTGTTCTTGGTCAGTATGGTCTGCTTGCCGCACCGGACAGCGTTGATATAGAACAACGCGAGCTGCTCGTCTGGCATCCGGCTCATGTAGGTGCAGATAGGAGCGAGGTTATCCGGGTTGAGTACCGCCACCAGCTTGAACGCCATCACCACACAGGCCGCACCATCGTCAGGGATACGTGCGGTGGAGGGGGAGTTTTGGATTGTCTCCAGCTTAGGCAATTGGTCCTGCAGATTGATCCACGTCACGAGGTCACGCGCCGCTGCCGCACCGATAGTCCCGGCCAGAACGGGTAACAAAGACGCAGGAGACTGACCAGCCCGTGAATGTACAATTTCGCACGCGGCCTCAATCGACCTTCCGGATACGAAGGGACGGGTAGGGTGCTTCGGATTAAAGATCATCTCGTTGTTCTCTTGCCCCGGTTCCAGCCACGAGGCGAACGCCTCAGGTGTCTGCTTTAACCAGGCGCAAACCGGAGGCGTGCCCTCGTACAGGTAAGAGCGGTTATCCAGCAGCCATTTGATCTGAGGGTCTGCGTCTGGCTTACGGATAACAAGTCTTGTGAAGCGGTTGATGCTATGCGCTTGAAAATCGTCACCCACACCCATCGCCGTGAGGTTACCCGTCAAGAAACGAATGAACCCCTCCGGTGCGTACCACGAGCCTAGGCGCGGCTTAGTGCGTTCTAGAAGCGGGTGCGTCATATTCCGCACCGCCCGTCCTGCCTTGCTGAACTCATCCATGCAGATGACCGGCTTCATGCCGGGGCGCGGCGGCGAAAACAGCTCGTTGATATACATCCGAATGGTCTGGTTCTCGTGGTTAAGCGCCGGGACACCGATGTCAGACACATCCTTCGACGCCATGTCCCAGTAGATCGGCCAGTATATTTCGTCCCCGGCACGCTCGTTCGCTAGGCGCGTTATGATACCAAGCAGAGTACTCTTGCCGATGCCGCTCTCGCCAACGAGGGAGTATACGAGTCCGGGAGTCGCGACTACCCAGTTAGCGGCTTCGTCCAAGGAAACCGTATGGCTACCCTCATTGATAATATTAGTCATGGAACTTCTCCTTCTTTGTGACAGTGTCACAACTGATTTGGTTTTTGGGTTGGCGTCCGTTCGATCAGACGCTCTTCTTATTATGGATACATAATAGCATATAACTTAAACAATGTCAATAGGTTTAGACGGGTCTGCACCTATAAACATCGCACGTATAGCCTCCGCAGAGATGCGACCCTGCATCTCCTCCAGCTCTGCCTCCTTTCGCTGCTTCTCCTCCAGCTCCCGCTGCTCCCGCAGCTTCGCCTCTCGCATAGCGTTCACGTTGAGCGCCGCTCGTGTGAAGCCCTCACCCCATATCTCCACGCACCGCGAGCGAGACATCCCTCGCTTATAGTTGGATATGAGCAGGTCCACGCTCTCCCCTCGGTCGCGCAGCAATGCTTTTTCAAAATCAAGCTCTTGGCTACGCCGGTACGCTGCCGCAACCATAGCCTCCATAGCTGTCTCCTCTGCCGCCCTACGGGAGCGAAAAGATGCGTCGTACCTACGTCTTGTTTCTCTATCTACTTTTGGCATTTCATCCTCCTATAAAAATACAGATACCACCGTCACCACAGCCCATGACCCACTCTATGACTACCAACGCATAGATAGCTCCGAGTAGGGCCATGACTACAAACATACTGACAGAACGCATTTCACTTCTCCTTTTCTAGTTGCATTGCAACCTCTGCTACATAATCGACCACCCCGTGCAGGTCGCCGTGGTACACTAAGAAATCAAACAGCCCCTCTTTATCCAGCACCCACTTGCCACCTTGCTTCTCCGGAGCACCCACAGGGGTCACACCCCTTGGCGTTGGTAGTTG